TTGTAACAGAAGAGGTGGGTGCACCACTAGAGGTTATTACAAATAAATATCTAGGCAAAGAAAAAGGTAAGAAATTCATTTACGGAGACGCATGGGGTAGCATTGTATTACGCAACGAAGCATGGATAAAACTGGAGAATCTTATCTTGGATATAAAAGATAGAGTTTTTCCCGTGAGATTAAAAGATAATATATTGCGACAGATGGAAGCGTATCACGAGTTCACAAATATGATAACGGGTGATATGGAACGGTTCATAGAGAGTGTTATTAAAACAGCTTGTGAAAAAGTAGACACTATGCTATAATACAGACACTGAACTTGCCTTGCATCCCATAAGAACTGCGGGCAAGTCTTTTTAGGAGAACAGACAGATCCAAAAAGAATAGCTGAAATGACAGTTGAGGAAGCAGAAAAGGAAGTACTGACGACTAAGGAGAAAACAGTGCAACTTATACACGGTGATTGCTTGGAGAAAATGAAGGATATTCCAGATAAGTCTATAGATATGATTCTCTGCGACTTGCCTTATGGCACGACAGCTTGTAAGTGGGATATAATAATTCCGTTCGAGCCATTATGGGAACAATATAAGCGGATTATTAAAGACCGTGGGGCGATTGTGTTGTTTGGTAATCAACCATTTACGACCTTACTCATTGCCTCAAATCTATCTGGATTTAAGTATTGTTGGCAATGGGATAAGAAAATTCCTGCTGGTATGTCATACGCACGTTTTAGACCTATGCAACAAACAGAAGATATTGCTGTTTTTACTAATGATGGTGGCAGAAGTGTCTATTATCCACAAATGATAAAGAGAGATAAGGCAATAAAGGGTGGCGGTATGGTTCAATCACAATCAGCGGCAAGTATTGGCTACAAAGCATTAAAAAAGACGTATGAAGAAAAGCAACCTGTCACCCTTATTCAATTTGATAAGATACGCAGGGGGAGTCTACATCCCACTCAAAAGCCAGTAGCTCTTCTTGAATACCTAATTAAAACCTATACGCTCGAAGGTGAGACAGTATTGGATAATTGTGCTGGTTCTTTTTCGACTGCAATAGCGTGTCTAAATACTAAAAGAAGTTTTATTGGCATTGAAAAAGATGCGCATTATTTTCAAGTGGGGAAAGATAGAGTAGAAAAACATCTAACAACCGCTTCATGGTGCGAGCCTTGACAACTAGCACTTTCCAGTGTATACTATCATTGACCCTCCCTGTGGGTGGGGTTAACTAACGGAGGCAGACGGAAGCATGTCTAAAGCAAAATCGGAAAATACTGTCAAAAAAGGAGGGATGCCTCCGCACAAGCCAACCGAAACCACACTAAAACGTGCGCGCCTTCTTGCTGGTTATCGTGTTCCAAAAGGGGAAATAGCCTTAATTATTGGCGTCAACACCGACACGCTTGAAAAATACTATGGCGACGAAATGCGGAAAGGTGTAGCAAACACCAACCGGCGAGTAGTAAAAGCACTGCTCAAAAACGCACTTGACGGCGACACCACCGCGCAAATATGGTGGACGAAGGCACAGCTCGGTTGGAGCGAAAAGAAGGACGACAAAGAAAAGGACGAAACCATTAACCGCCTTCTTGAGATCGTCACAAAGATAACAGGTAAATCATGAACACCGTAGAACTCCTTCCTTTCAGTGCAAAGTCTCTCGAGTCAATCCGCGATTGCGGGTTCTTGACGGTCTGGGAAGGCGCAGTAAGATCATCCAAAACAGTAGCCAGCGTGTTCGCATTTATGTGCGAGGTGATCAAATCGCCAGACCAGCGTCATCTCATGGTAGGGCGGAGTCAATCAGCGGTTATGGCTAATTGTGTAGACGCTGACCTTGGACTCATTGAGCTCTCCGGTGGACTTGCTAAGATCAAGAGGGACAAACAGAACGAGACCTATATCGACCTCGCAGGGAAGCGCATTGATATGTTCGGCGGGGAGAATATATCAAGCTTCCGGGCGTTCCGTGGTCGAACCTACGGGATGGCATATATAGACGAAGCGAATCTGCAACATAAAAACACGATAGCAGAATGCTTTAACAGAACTATAGCGAGCAAGAGCCGGAAGCACTTTATGACGCTGAACCCTGACGTTCCGGGGCATTGGCTATATACTGACTACCTTGATAAGTACCGTGATGAGAAGCTACCGGGCTATCGGTGGTTTCACTTCGACCTGGATGACAACCCGGCGATATCGCAGGAACGACAAGACGAGCTTAAAGCACAATACACAGGAATCTTCTATAAGCGATTTATCCTCGGTATGCGCGTCAACGCCGAGGGTGGATGCTATCCATCGTTCACCGAAAAGAATATCGTGGACAGGCTACCAGAGAAGATCCTATTCGTAACCATCGGTGCGGACATCGGAGGGAACGGCTCGGCTACAACTTTCGCAGCGACGGCTTTTTATATGCAGGGGAACAAGCTTTCCTTCTGCATCATCGACGAGGTTTACGATACCGAAAATAGAAACGTGGAAACATTGCTTGCGAACTGGGAGCAATTCGTCAAAAAGCAGAAGGCGCGGTTTGTTTGCGCAGATTGCTGGGTAGACTCGGCGGAACAGCTGATAAAGAAGAGTATGGAGCGGCGAGGGATTGTCAACGTGCGAAATTCTTTGAAGAACCCGATAGTTGACCGCATCCGCTTCCTTGACTTAATGTTTTCGCTCGGTCGCGCTTCGATATATAAAGATTGCAAAGAAACGATTCGTGCTGTACAATCTGCGGTATGGACAATGAGCGGTGGAAAGGAAACGCGCCTTGACAACGGGACAAGCAACATCGACAGCCTCGACGCTGCCGAGTATTCAATCGAAAAATATATGAGGGATATGGTATGAACCTACTCGGGGGTATTAAAATGATATGGAACAAGATCACTGGTAAAGACGTATCGCCGGACGTAATGGCGGCGGAATCTCGCATAGCGGAGTGGCGCGCAATTTATCGCGGCTCACCGAAGTGGCTCGACTACTGGTATCCGACGCTCAGAGGAAAGCTGCAGAAGCGTGTACGCAAGACAATGCGACCTGCAAAGCTGATATGTTCAGAACTCGCTGGTCTTGTATGGGCAGAGACACCGAAGCTCACCGCACCGCAGGGCGTCCTCGACGTTCTCGCAGCGGCAAGGTTTACCGAAAGAGCACAGGCGGAAACAGAACTGATGCTCGCACTCGGAGCGACTATCTTAAAGCTCCATGTGTCAGACGGGAAGATCGGACTTGACTTCGTGCAGCCCGATCGCTTTATCCCTGTGTCATGGGACGCCGGAGTTATCACCGAGGCAGACATCATAGACCGCCGGGTAATCGACAAAAAGCAATATCTGCGTATCGAGCGGCACCGGAAGGAAGGAGAAGGCTACAAGATCACGAGCGAAGTCTACGAACAGCGCGGTGGCGATATGTACCCGGCTTCACTTTCGCTCTTCGGACTAACCGAAGCCGAGGCGACAAGCCCGGTTAAAATGTTTTTTTACTGCGGCAATCCCGAAGCGAACAACATCGATACCGATTCGCCGCTTTCTATTTCCATTTTCGAGAACGCACGCGACACGCTGGAATGTTTAGACATCGCATTCGACGCTCTTAACTCGGAGATAGTTCTCGGCAAGAAGCGAATCATCGTACCGGCGCGGGCATTGCGCCATGTAGTAAATACCGAAACTGGAAGGGCTGAAAAATACTTTGATCCATCCGACGAAGTGTTTCAGGCTTTCGATACCGAGGACAAAGAAAACCTAAAGATCACAGACAACACGGTCGAGCTTCGCATTGAAGAGATCAGACGCGCAATCCAGACATTGCTTGATATACTCGCGGTGCAAATTGGCTTAAGTGTTGGATCGTTCTCTTTTGACGGTGTGAGCATGAAAACTGCCACTGAGGTAATCAGCGAGAACAGCAAGACATTCAAGACGAAGCAGAACATCGAGAACGCACTAGGTGCTTCTATCGTCGCCATGATGGAATCAATCGCCGGGCTTATCGTGTATACAGGAGGCGCGGTCGGCTCAGACGCCATCGGGATCGAGTGGGATGACTCGGTTATCGAGGATCGCAACAGCAAGACCGCCTATATACAATCTCGCCTAACCGGCGGGACATTAGCGCGATACCGTGCTATAATGATCCTTGACGGCGTGGACGAAGCGGAGGCGCGGAAACGCGCAGAAGAGATCGCAGAAGAGAACGCGACAGTTGACGTATCTACAATGTTTGGAGGAATAGGGTAAATGACCGCCGCAGAGCTTGTCTACCAACTTGAGACCGATATACTCACCAACATGATCCGGCTATTGAAGCGCGGTGCTATTGGATCGGCTCAATGGCAGGCTGAAAAACTCGGACAGCTTGGAACACTTCGCGCAATGAACGAGCAGGCGATAAATAAGAATTTGACAAAGGCTATCATTGAAGCGCAGAAAGAGATAGAAAAACGCGGCAGAATAGGTGCAGCGGTTATAGATGCTTACGCCGTAATCAAGAAATTGAAACTACCTCCTGGAGCAGATGCGAAGATGGATCAGCTTTTAGGTATGTTCGGCAGGCAAACAGCGAACGAGTTTAACCGCATGGGAGCGACTATGCTTAGATCGGCTGACAGGGTGTTTGTTTCAGCTTCCGAGTCTATCCATGCTCAGGTAATCGCCGGTGCAAAGTCCGGTCGGCAGGCAATCGCTGAAACAGTCTCGGGGTGGAGCAAGGCAGGGCTTAAAGCCTTTACTGACAAAGCCGGAAGGCAGTGGACGCCAGAGGCTTATGCGCAAGTGATCACAAGATCAACCACGGCGAACGTGAGGAGAGAGGCGCAGTACGAGCGCATGGATGAGTACGGACTCGACCTCATACAGATATCAAGCCACGCCGACGCCCGCCCTGGATGCGCGCCATATCAGGGTAAGGTATACTCGCTTAACGGGAAAACGAAAGGCTACCCGCTTTTGTCTGAAACCAGCTACGGAGAGCCAGACGGCTTATTCGGCTGCAACTGCAGACACTCGTCAACAGTCTACACTCCCGGACAAGAAAAAACCTTTAAGCCATATCCATTAGGCGAGACGGAAGATAAATACAAGGTGAGCCAGCAACAGCGTAAGCTAGAGCGGTCTATCCGTGAAGCAAAGCGAAGCCTACAGCTCGCTCAAGAGTCAGGTGGAGACGATGCGACTATACAACACTTGAAAGATCGCGTATCAGGAAGGCAAGCGGCAATGCGCGATTTTATAGACAAATCGGGAAGAACGCGACGAAGAGATCGCGAACAGATATACAAGTAATCAGGAGGAATAAATGAGCGATGCAGTAGAATCACAGGTAACGGAACAGCCCGATCAGGCAACCGGACAGGAAGCTCCGGAAGTAGCGAAGTACACCGACAAGCAACTTAATGACCTTATCGCGAAGAACGCCGCGAAGGCCGCAGAGAAAGCCCGCGCAGAATTGCTCGGGTCAATCGGCGTGAAGGATGCAAGCGAGATCGAGGCTCTCAAGAAAGCACGAGAAGCGCAGATGACCGAGGCTGAGAAGCTAAGGGCAGAACTGGACGCTCTAAAGAGTGCCGACGCCGAAAGCAAGAAAGCCGCCGACGCAATACGCGCAGAGAACGCCGCTCTCAAGAAAGGTGTACCGGCTGACAAAGTAGACCGCGTGGTCAAGCTCTCCGCAGGCTATGAAGGCGATACTGTAGACGAGCGAGTAGCAGCGGTGCTGGAAGAGTTCCCGGAGTTCATCAAGGTGCCTGTAAGAGATATTGGTGCACCAGCGCATGGACAGACACAGAACGAAGCAGACGCGTTGCTTGAAAAAGCCCGCGCACAGCTTGGCTTAAAAAAAGCTTGACAATCGCGACGCGTTGTGTTATACTCTTTGTAAATGGCTCGGCATTATCCGAGGTAAAGGCGGCAAGCGCCTCTAATACTTGGTAGACATAAAGCATCCGTTGGATGCGTCACCTACTTTTGGAGCCGCAAACCGCTTTTGCGTTTTAAAGGCTCCGTACAATCAGGAGCCTATACAATGGCAAATACAGTAACTAAAGCAGCGGTTTATAATGCAATTCTCGACGA